CACATCATCTTTAAGATCAAATTGCTTGTGTATCTGATAAGGATCACAATACGCAAGATATTTATTCTGTTTGATTTTAGATATCATTTTCATTATCTTTAACTCCTTTCGGTTGACGTTAAGGCGAGGCGAAGCCGAGCCACATTTTTTTACAAAAATTTGAGATTAGCCAGATTACCGACTAATCTCGAAATATGTATGTTACTAGATAACTGGATCTAGTTTGTGATTGTTTTCATGTAACCACAGTTGAGCCTCAGTAGGCTTTGTCATAGTTTTGAAAGACTTTGTTGGCTTGTTCTTTGAAACATATTTTACATATGCTTTGCCAATTACATCAAAGTAAAACTGCTTTTTAGCATCAATCATAACAGTTTTTAAGTCAATCGAATATTGATAGTTAGATATCAATTTATCCTTGCCACTAAGTTGTGACATCAGAACTTCCAACCCTTGCATTGATGCAGTTGCTGGATTGATATGTTCAGATCCAGTCTGTGCTTGGATTTTCTTTTTCTCAAGTTCTACTTGATCTAACTTTTTTTCTAAGTTAGCCTTTGAAAACTCAAGTTTTGATATCTCTGATGATAATTCAACATCTAAGTTGTACATATCATCATTGTCAATCATTGGCTTGTATATAATCTTCATACCAGTCAAGATTGATTGTGTCATTTGATCTAGAGTGACTTCTCTTTTTGATTGTTGATCCATAGTTATACTACCTTTCCGAATCATGTTCTCTTGATTCTAGCAATCTATGATTGCATATCTCTCATCACACTTTTTCCAGCATTACACAAATACTTGGCAGTTGCTGCGACCACTTGCAATACATTGTACCAGCAGGGTTGGGTTCCCTGCTGTGACAAGAGAAGTCATGGCAAGTTGTCTATTTGTGTTATGCGCAGATAAAAGTGTTTTTGTTTCACTGGCTAGGTTGCAAAGGATTTAAGAATCCTTTGTATTACAGCGTGTCGGAGACACGAGGCGAGGCGAAGCCGAGCCTTTTTTTTTGAGTGAGTTGACAACGAAATCTAGCCATGATACATGTAAGAGGCGTGAAGAATATACCAGCAACAAGTGATCTGACCGACAAGCAAAAGAGGCTTGTTGATACTATCGTAGCCACAGGGTGCAGTATCACAGAAGCAGCAAAAATCGCTGGATATTCAACAAAAGAAAGTGGTCGTGTGACTGCGTCACGAACCCTACGAATCCCAAAGGTACAAAAGTACATGATGGATCAAATAGCAAAGACGATTGGTCTGGGTGCAGTCAGTGCATCACACAAGATGATCCATCTGTCACAACACGCAAGAAGCGAATATGTGCAACTCGAGGCTAGCAAAGACATACTAGATCGAGTAGGACTGCGTACACCAGACAAGGTACAACACGCTGTGCTAGGTGATATAAAAGTAAACATAGACCTGACCTAGTGGCAGGGGGGGTTAAAAACTACAACTGTACGTAGTGATACATATCTCACACACAACAGAGTTCAAAAAGGTACGATTGTGAGTTTACTGTACCAATTCATAAGATAATATCTCATTGACGCAAAGAAAGACCTGATATAAGGTTAGCTAAGACTGGTTAAGTCAGCGTTGGTGTTGCAACACATTACTTACTAGTCTAAAAATATTTTTGTAAAGGAGAGTATTATTATGCCTATGGGAAAAGGAACTTATGGTTCGCAAAGAGGGAGACCTTCAAAAGCTGCTAAGTCAAAGAAAATGACACCAGCAATGAAGATGAAGATGATGGCTATGAAAAAGAAGAAGAAGTAATGCCTAAACATACAAAGAAAGCTAAAAATACTAAATTAGCAGCTATGTATGGTGATAAGAAAAAGATCACAAGAGGTGATATCATCATGGCTATTAGAAAAAAAAAGAAAAAAAACAACAAATAGATGAAAGACATAACCAATGGTAAAAAAATCAACTGTTAATAAGTCTGGAAACTATACAAAGCCGACATTACGAAAGAGATTATTCAATTCCATCAAAGCTAGTGCTGTTCAAGGTACTGCTGCTGGACAATGGTCTGCTCGTAAAGCACAACTACTAGCTAAAAGATATAAAGCAGCTGGTGGTGGCTACAAATAATGTCAAAGACTAGACGACAACAATCACTTACAGCATGGGGAAAGCAGAAATGGCGTACTAAGTCAGGTAAAAAATCGTCTGAAACAGGCGAAAGATACCTACCTAGTTCTGCTATTAAGGCATTAAGTGCGTCTGAGTATGCTAGAACCACAGCTGCAAAAAGAAAAGCCAAGAAGTCTGGGAAACAATTTAGCAAACAACCAAAAGGTATTGCTGCTAAAGTAAGAAAGTATAGAAGTTTCTAATGGTAGCGAAGAAATATCAAAATCCAAAAGGTGGATTGAACGCTGCTGGTAGAAAATACTTCAAAAGGAAAGAGGGTAGTAATCTAAAATCACCAGTAAAACGAGGAGTGAACCCAAGAAGAATATCTTTTGCTGCTCGTTTCGCTGGTATGAAAGGTCCAATGAAAGACGAAAAAGGTAGACCAACTAGAAAAGCGTTGGCACTTAGAGCATGGGGATTTAGGAGTGTAGAATCTGCTAGAAACTTTGCAAATCGTCATAAAAAGAAATAATGAGTAGTAAAGCCAAGATAAAAGGCACTAGAGTAGAAAGAGAAATAGTAAAATTATTTGAAGATCTAGGGTACAGTTCTCGTAGACAACCTATGTCAGGTGCTATACAAGACTTTCCACATGATGTTTATGTTAATGACCTATTTGATGGTACAACTATAGAAGTTAAGGCTAGAAAGAATGGTCAAGGATTCAAACAACTAGAAGATTGGAAAGGTTCTGCTGATATTTTAGTCTTGAAAAAAGACTTTAATCCACCTAGTGTGTACCTAGATTGGAATTTATTTAAGGAGTTTTTAAATGTCTACAGACAACATAGATTCGGAAGTGAATCTAGAGAACAGAAAACTGTTTCCTCTAACTTTTCAAGAGAGGCAACGATTAAGAAAGATCGTAAAAAAAGTTCACCTAAAATTCCTTCCAGAAAGTTCAGTAACGGACAAGGAAGCAGACAAGTTAATAGAATCTCTTGGACCAAAGATAAGAGAAAAATTGCTAAAAGAACATTTAGACAAGCTGTAAATGGTCAAGTTCGATTACAAACCCAATGGAGAAACGCTAAAGACATTTCTAAAGGGGAATGAGTTTTTTCGTGGACTAAGAGGTCCAGTTGGTAGTGGTAAATCAGTTGCTTGTTGTATAGAAATATTCAGAAGAGCATTACAACAAACACCAGCACCCAATGGTAAAAGAAAATCTAGATGGGCAGTCATCAGAAATACTAATCCTCAGTTAAAAACAACTACAATCAAAACTTGGTTAGACTGGTTTCCTGAAACACAGTTTGGAGTGTTTGCTTGGTCAGTACCATATACACATCATATCAATGTTGGTGATATAGAATTAGAAGTTATATTCTTGGCTTTAGATAGACCTGAAGATGTCAAAAAATTATTATCATTAGAACTTACTGGTATATGGATTAATGAAGCAAGAGAGTTACCTAAGAGTATTATAGATGCTTGTACTATGCGTGTAGGCAGATATCCTTCTATGCGTGATGGTGGTGCATCATGGTATGGTGTTATAGCTGATACTAACGCACCTGAAGAGGATCATTGGTGGGCAGTTATGTCAGGAGATGTACCTACACCTGAACATTTATCAAGAGAAGAAGCATTAATGTTAGTTAAACCTGATAACTGGAAGTTTTTTACTCAACCATCTGCAATGTTAGAAAACAAAGACGATAAGAATAATCTAATTGGTTACAAGAACAATCCTAAGTGTGAAAACAACAAAAACCTTACAAAAGATTATTATGAAAACATTATCAGAGGAAAACAAAAAGGTTGGATAGATGTTTATGTTATGAATAAACTTGGAACTATCGAAGAAGGTAAGCCTGTCTACACATCTTGGAATGAACAAGTACATATGTCAAAAGAAAATATAGAACCTTATAGTTCTACTGTATTTATTGGTATTGACTTTGGTTTGACACCAGCAGCAACCTTTGGACAAAGATTAGTTACAGGACAATGGTTAATATTACAGGAGTTAGTATGCTTTGATATGGGCGTTACTAGGTTTGCAGAACTACTAAAACACGAAATAGCAAAGAACTATAAAGGATTAGACCTAGAAATATATGGTGATCCAGCTGGTGATTTTAGATCTCAAACAGATGAAACAACACCTTTTCAGATACTTAGACATATGGGTATAAGAGCAATACCAGCACCATCTAATGATGTAAGTCTTAGAATAGAAGCTGTAGAAGCAGCATTAACAAGAATGGTAGAAGGTAAAGCTGGATTCTTATTGAATTATAACTGTGTTAATTTAAAAAAAGGTTTCAATGGTGGTTATCATTATAGAAGATTACAAACATCAGGTGATAGATATGATGAAAAACCTATGAAAAATAAATATTCTCATATACATGATGCTTTACAATACATGATGCTAGGTGCTGGTGAGGGTAAAAGTCTTACAGCTGGTAGATCAAAAGCAGCAACTGTTGTCAAAACTAGACAATGGAATGTATTTGATAATAAAAAAAGAAGGAAATCAGTATGGCAAAACAAACTAGGTATTTAGTATATTTTTACGAAAATGATGATTATCATAGACACACTAAATTTTTTAAGAAAGGATTTAAACATTGTGGAGTTTTATCGTATGATGATGATGCTAAGCATTGGCTTCTTATTGAGTATATTTTTGGTCATATAATGGTAGAAGTATTACCAGATAACAAAATAGAACCTTTGTTTAGATTATTTAAAATGAGAAATGGTGTTGTATTACAAGGCGATATACAATCCAATACAACAAAGTTTCCGTCTATATTAGGTAGTTGGATTAAAGAACATTCTTGTGTTAGTTATGTACAAAGAATACTAGGAATGAACAAATGGTGGGTATTTACACCCTATCAATTATATTGTGCGTTGAAAAAGGTTAAGTTTTCTGAAATAGAATTATAGTATGGGTAGTTTATTTGGATCTAGAACACCTCGTAAGACTGAGGCAGAAAAAGAATTAGAACAAGAAAGATTAAAAAGAATCAGAGAAGAAGAAGCTGAAAGAGATAGACTTGCAGCTGAAGCTGAAAAAGAAAAAGGTAGAAGAGCTAAAGGTTTAGTAGGTATGAGATCTCTATTCTCAAGAGCTGGTGGTAAAGGATTTTTTTACGAGGGAAAAGAAGTTGAGTAGTCAAAGTGGAACATCTACAGGAGCTGGTGGAAATCAAAGCTCTGTACCAAAGAAAAATAGATTTGGTAGTGATTCAGATGTAAATAGATCTATTGCAATGAGAGCAGATCAATTTGCACAACAACAATTAGATATACAAAAAACATATTCAGGTCCAAACAAAATGACAGTTACTGGTTATAGATCAGGAACTGGTAATCAAATGTATGGTGCTGAATATAACCAAGCAAGAAATAGATATTTGGCAAGTATTGGTGCTGGAACTTTCAATGAAGAAACAGGACAATTTACAGCTGGTGTACAAACAGATAAAGGATTAACATTTACAAATGCTACTAGAGGTGCTTACCAAGCAACTAAAAACATAAGTATACCTTTATCAAAAGATATGTACAAATCTCAACAAAAATTTAAAATGGCAGTATTAGGTGGTGCAACTGCAATGACTGGTATGACATCATTCTTTACAGCTGGATTATTAACAAATCAACCATACGAACAGTATGTTCAAAATAGAGAATCTAATATACAAAGAAATGTAATACAAAATAATCAAACAAGAAATAACCAAAATAATAATCAAACAACTTATAGGCAGACTGGTGGTGATGCTTCTGTTATGGAAGAAGTACAAAAAAGAAATCAAAAACTTGCTAGTACTGCTGCATCAACTGCTGCAGAATCTAGAAACTTCTATGCATCTGCTGGTAAAAGCATAAAAGCTAAAAAGATATCGAGTTTTGCATAATGGCATATGTACCAATAGCTCAACCCCCTGTAGAAAATTATGATACTGATAATAGAGTAACATCATTCATAAAAAAATATAAAGAAGCAGAACAAATACACGATCATTGGAAAGATAAATATGAAGAAGCATATGAATATACTATGCCTCAAAGAGAATCATTCTACGAAGAAACTATAGGCGAAAGAAGAACAGATAAAATATTTGATGAAACTGCTGTTGTAGGTATACAAGAATTTGCTAGTAGATTACAAGCTGGTATTGTTCCTACTTATGGTAGATGGGCAAACTTACAAGCTGGTACTGAAATACCTGATGATGCAAAACCAATTATAAATGAACAGTTAGATAAGATAACTGAATATGTTTTTGAAGTATTAGCTAACTCAAACTTTAATCAAGAAATACATGAAGCCTTTATGGATTGTGCCATAGGTACAGGAGTATTACTAGTAGAAGAAGGAGATGCATTAAGTCCAATAAACTTTACTGCTGTTCCTTTACCTAGAGTAATGTTGAATAATGGACCTGACCAAAAAATAGACACAGTATTTAGAAAGAGAACTATGCGTTATGATAAGATTATGATTGCATATCCTAAAGCTGAAATGTCTGAAAAGATGATGAAAAGAATTATGGACACACCGACAGAACAAGCAAACATAGTTGAAGGTGTGTTTAAAGTTTATGATGAACCTAATGTAGAAAAATATAAATATTGTGTTGTCTGTATGACAGATCAAGAATTAATTTTAGAAAGAGAGTTAGAAGGATCAGGATCTAATCCTTACATAGTATTTAGATGGAATAAAGCTAGTGGCGAAGTATATGGTCGTGGACCAGTATTTAATGCTATGGCAGCAATCAAAACTACAAACCTTACAGTAGAACTAATATTACAAAACGCCCAAATGAATATCTCAGGTATATATACATTTGAAGATGATGGTGTAATTAATCCTGATACAATAACCCTAACTCCGGGCAGTCTAATTCCTGTAGCACCAAACAGCAGAGGATTACAAGCACTTCCAGCAGCTGGTAGATTTGATGTAGCACAATTAGTATTAGGAGATATGAGGCAGAATATTAAAAAAGCATTATACATGGAAACATTAGGTAGACCTGAAGGTACACCAATGTCAGCTACTGAAGTATCTCAAAGAATGGCAGACCTATCTACACAGATAGGATCATCATTTGGTAGACTACAATCAGAACTAATAACACCTTTGCTTAGAAGAGTTATAAGAATCTTAATTAAGATGGGTAAGATAGATATACCTAAAGTAAATGGTAGAGAAGTAAAAATAGTATCTACATCACCATTATCTCAAGCACAGCATGAACAAGATGTACAAGATGTTCTTAGATTCTCATCTATACTTGCTCAAACATTTGGACCACAAATGCTTAATTTAGTAGCAAAACAAGATGAAATGGCTAAGTATTTAGCTGAAAAGATGGGATTACCTGAGAAACTAATCAGAGATGCTGGGGAACAACAAGAACTGCTTTCACAGTTGCAAAATCAACAACAACAAGCTAATATGGCTCAAAATGAGCTGGGAATCCCTCAAGACCAAACAGGACAATAGTTCTGATTCAGAAATAGATATACTATTCGCAACACTATTTAATCTTCCTAATGGTAAAAAAGTATTAGACTATTTAGAAAAGATTACTATAAAAGCAAATGTATCACCACAAACACCTAGTAGTAACTTGTGGCATTTAGAAGGACAAAGATATTTAGTAAACTTAATTAAAAATAAAATAAGAAGAGGATCAAAAAAGAATGACTGAAGAACAAACACCAGATAATCTAGAACAAACTACAGATAATACACAAGCTCCTGTAGAAAGACCTGAGTATGTTCCTGAAAAGTTTTGGAATAAAGATACTAATGAAATCAATGTTGAAGATTTAAGTATATCTTATAATGCATTAGAGAAGAAACTAGGATCTAGAACAGAAGATCTATCTAAACAGATTAGAGAAGATATAGAAAAAGAAAGACTATCATCTGCACCTGAAACTTATGAAATAAAATCACCTGAGTTACCTGACAATGTACAGTTAGATATTAATCCTGAAATGCCATTATTACAATGGTGGCAAGAACTAGCAAAGTCAAAAGGATTAACACAAGATGAATTTAATTCAGGTATAAAAGCATTTGCAGAAAATGAAGTAAATGCATTACCAAACCAAGAAGAAGAAATGAAACTACTTGGTGAAAATTCAAAAGAAAGAGTAGAATCAGCTGACCTATGGGCAAAGAAAAACTTATCACCTGAAGGATATGAAGCAGTTGCAGAACTTGCTTCTACTGCTATGGGTGTAAAAGTAATAGAAGAAGTAATGAAACTTACAAAAGATGCTCCTATGCCACAAACAGAAACAAGGATTGATGTAGAGCCTGATAAGATAGATTTAAGATCTATGATGGCAGATCCAAGATACTGGAAAGATGGTGAAAAAGATCCAGCATATATAAGAAAAGTTACTGATCTATATGAGAAATACGAAGCCAAAAAGACAGCGTAGAAAAGTAAAAGTATTATGGAGAGATGCCATTAGTCATGCTGAATGGTGTTATCCTAATGAAGTAAAAAAATATAAACCAGCTATAAATACAACTGAAGGGTATCTTCTTATAAGAAATAGCGAAGTAACTATAGTCTATATGTCCTACAATGATACAGATATAGGTGATATATGTGTCATACCTACAGAGAATGTTAAGACAATAACATTTGTGCGTTGATCTTTTCCTAAAAATATGCGTCTTTCTTACTAAGACCTTAATGGCTTTCTGATATGCCTTTCATAGATAACATATCAAGACCAAAGAGATAATCGAATATTAACAATTAGAACACAAAGGAGAAACTATGAGTTCGCAAATCAGTAATGCTTTTATCACTCAGTTTGAAGCTGAAGTGCATATGGCATATCAAAGAATGGCGAGTAAACTCAAAGGTCTTGTTCGTACAGTTAATGGTGTATCAGGAGAATCTGTAAAGTTCCAAAAAGTAGGTACTGGCGAAGCTACAAGCAAAGCTAGACACGCTGAGATAGTTGCAATGAATATATCACATTCAAATGTAACTGCTACACTTTCAGATTTCTACGCATCAGATTATGTCGACAGGCTTGATGAGTTGAAAACTAATATTGACGAAAGAGCTGTGATAGCTAACAACGCTGCATATGCTCTTGGAAGAAAGACAGATGACATTATCTTAGACGCAATGGCATCAGCAACTACTCTTGCAAACAATGCTGGAGCTTCAGGTGCTACACCAGCTACAGACATGAACATTGACAAGATCAAAGAGATGCAAGAGTTTTTTGGTACAAATTCTGTGCCAGATGACAATGCTAGATATTGGGCAATCGGTCCTTCACAATGGTCAGACCTTTTGGCTGACGACCAATGGACAAGAACTGAATACTTAGGAAATAACGAATTACCTTATGCTGGTATGAACTATACCACTAAGAGATTCTTAGGATTCTTATTCTTCGTACACTCAGGTCTTAAGACATCAGGTTCTACAGACAGACACACTGTGTGTTGGCATAAATCTTCAATGGGATTAGGAGTAGGTTCAGAAGTAAGAACTGAAGTAAACTATATTCCTGAGAAAGTAGCACACCTAATGACTTCTTATTTATCAATGGGATCAACTTTAATTGATGACAATGGTATAAGAATTCAGAAATGTGCAGAATAGGAGTAAATTATGGCATACGCATTAGCAAATCCTGTTAAAAAAATAGCACAAGCTGGTGATAGCAATTCAATCTTCTTCTATACAGATGGAGATGCTACATCAACTGTTGTAGGTAGTGGTTACTTTAACCTCTCAGCTACAGAATTTAAACAAGGTGATATGATCCTTTGTGCCAATGGTATAGGTGGCACTATAGAATCTGACTTACTTGTTGTAACTTCTGCAAGTGGAGCAACAACTGTAACTACTGCTAAATTAGCATAACACTATGAGGGGGGTTTATCCCCCCTTTTAATTTGGAGATATTATTATGGTAATGATGAACATAGCGAAAAGCGCAGTAAGTAGTGTTAGAGCTTTATTAAAGAAAAAAGGTTTAAAAGACGCTGTAGATGTAACTACAAAAAAAGCTAAAGCAGTATCTGGTAAAGCAAAAGAAGCAGTTGCAAAAGCAAAACCTCAAGTAGACAAAGCTGTACAAGCAACTAAAGCAAAAGTAAAACCAGTAACTGACAAAGTAAAACCAGCTGTAGAAAAAGCTAAAGCAAAAGTAAAACCAGCAGTAGAAAAAGCTAAAGAAACTGCTAAAGCTGCATCTGTAAAAGCTCGTAGAAAAGCTGGACCAAAAGTTAGAGATGCTGCAAAAAGAGTAGCAAGAGGAGCTGCTGCCGCAACTGGTGGTGCTTTAGGATTAGCTGGTGGATTGGCAGCTGCACCCACTCTTGGTGGTGCTGCTTTAGGAGCAACTACAGGCTTTGTAAGTGCAAAAGATCCAGTAAAAGGTGCTAAAATAGGTGCTGGTGTTGGTGGTGCTTTAGGATTAGCTGCAACTGGTGCTTTAACTGCATCACTTTTAAAAACATCTACTCCTGATGAAGCTAAATACACAACAAAAAAAGATGCTGGTGGAAGTTTTGTAACTAATTTAGGTACAGGAAAAAATTCAAATCAATTTGTAAGTACAAAACAACTTGCAGGAAAAGATTTAGATACTGTTAGAAGAGGTATTGCTATTATGGATTCAATACTTTTAAGTGAAAATCCAAAAGCAAGACAAAAAGAATTTATGGAAATAGCAATGTTTTTAAATATGAAACATGGAATTACATCAATACAAGGAAGAAATTTAAACATTGTTATGCCACAAGGATTAAATGAAAAAGGAAATAGAAATCTGCTTATTAGATCAACTCAATTTTAGTGTATGGCAGTAACAAAAGTAGATATAGCTAGTAGAGCATTAATAATGATAGGAGCTAATCCTATCTCATCATTTACAGATGGTACAACTGAATCCCTTGTAGTAAATACAATCTATGAAGAAATAGTAGAATCTACTCTTACAAGAGCTAGATGGCGTTTTGCTACAGGACAACAACAATTATCATTCTTAACTGATACACCAGCTGGTAGATTTGAATATGCATATCAACTACCAACTAGTCCACAACTATTACAGATATTAGCTATTACAGTTAATGACCAACCAATACCTTATTCAAGATATGAAGATAAAATTTATATGAATAGTTATGGTAATGAAAGTACAGTCATCATGGATTATATATTTAGACAAGATGAATCATTATTTCCACCATATTTTAGATTAGCTTTAGAACTAAAGTTAGCCAGTATATTTGCTGGTTCAATAGCTAGAGATTCTGCTCTAGTAAATGAGTTTGACCAACAAGCAGAAAGACAACTACTTATAGCTAAAAATATTGATGCACAAGAAACAACAACTAAGAGATTGTCAACTAATAGATTTATTAGCAACAGAAGGAGTAGTAGAAGTGGGATTGTTTCCTAATGCCAAGAAAAGTCAGACAGGTATATACTAACTTCTCAGCTGGAGAACTTAACTCAAATTTAAACGCAAGAACAGATGCTAGAGCTTACTTTGAAGGAGCAAAGCAATGTCGTAACTGGTTCTTACTTGACGAAGGTGGGGTTATGCGTAGACCAGCAACACAGTTTACTACAGCTCTTGTAGGTGAAACTAGAATCATACCATTTATATTTAGTAATGATGAAGTAGCTATATTTGCTTTTTCTAATAATAGATTAGATGTTTTTAATTCTAGTGGTACTGCAATACAAAGTAACATTACTAGTAATTGTAACTGGACTACAGCTCAACTATTTGAATTAAACTTTGCACAGTTTGCAGATACTGTGTTTTTGACACATAGAGATAATCCTATAAGAAAAATAAAAAGAACATCAGCTAGTACATTTGAAGTTTCTGCTTATACTTTTGAAGAAGATACTACTGTAAGTGCTGGTGGTATAAATAAAACTACTGCACCTTTTTTTAAATATGCAGATGGTACTACAACACTAACACCTAGTGGTACTACTGGTAGTATTACATTAACTGCTTCTACAGATACCTTTGTATCTGCTCATAATGGTACATACATACAATTAGGTGATACACCAAAACAATTAAAGATTACTGGATTTACATCTGCTACACAAGTTACTGCTCAAGTATTAGAAACATTACCTAACACAGATGCAGATGCAGATTGGGCAGAAGAACTTATATCTGCTGTAAGAGGATTCCCACAAGCTGTATCTTTTCACGATAATAGATTATGGTTTGGTGGTGTAAGAGATAGACCTTCAGCTGTTGTAGCTAGTCAAATAGGTGGTTATTTTAACTTTGATCTCGGTACAGCATTAGCTAGTGAAGCAATCAATGTTGCTATAGCTGGTGATAAAGTTAATGAAATTAGACACTTTGTATCTTCTAGAAATCTACAGATATTTACAGATGCTGGTGAATACTACATACCTACAAGTGGTAATACTGCTGCTGTTACACCAAGTAATATAACATTTCTTAGACAAACACCTTATGGTTGCAATAGAGCAGCTCCTGTACCTTTTGATGGTGCTACACTATTTACACAAAAAAATGGTAAAGCTGTAAGAGAGTTTGTATTTAGTGATTTAGAACAAGCATATAAATCTACTGCTGTATCTGTATTATCTTCACAGCTTATAGATGCACCTAAACAAATATCTATGTTAACTGGTAACAATGAAAGACCTGAACAATTTGCTTTTTTTCTTAATAGTGGTAGTAACGAAAATGGTAAGATAGGTGTATTTCATAGTATTAGAGATGAAAAGATAGCTGGTTGGACTATGTGGGAAACTAAGTCAGGAGATCAATTTCATTCTATAACAGCTTTAAATCAAGATTTATTTGTAGTAAGTAAGAGAGTTTTACCATCTGGTACTAAATATCTATTAGAGAAGTTTAGTGATACAGACAATGTAACATTAGATTGTTCTACAACAACTACTGTATTTCAGAAAGGAACACCCCTTGTTAATGGTGGATCTCAATCAGGTAGTGTTTTAAATGTAGATGGTTTTACAACTGCACCAGCAATACAAGAAACTTTTACTATAGCTGGTAATGCAACTGAATATACTATAACTGCTGTTACAGCAACAAGTTCAGGACATACTCTGACCTTGAATAAAACATTAGCTGCAACACCAGCTGATAATGCTGCAATTACAATAGTAGATGGATTTATACATACAGTTAATGCTGTTTACGAAAATACTACACAAGTAAATGCTGTGTTTGGTAATGGTTCTTTAGGTTTATATACAGTAGATTCTAACAATAGAATTACATTAAATAATGCACCTTTTCCTACAGGAGTTAGAGTAGGATTTAATTTTACACCAATATTAGAAACTATGCCTATTGATAAAGAAATCGAAAGTGGACCATTGACAGGACACCCAAGAAGGATTAATAAGGCTATAGTAGATATTTCTGAGGGATTGGATATAACCATGAAAGCAGCAGATTTAAGTTCTAAAGAATTAATAATACAACAAGTAGATTTTACAGCTGGTACTGATTTACAGTCAGTCACAGGAAAAAAAGAGTTTAATTTCTTAGGATATAGTAAATCACCAACAATAACAATTTCACAAAATGATCCTTTACCATTAAAGGTACTAGGACTAGCTATGGAGATACAGTTCGCATAATGGGTGCAGCAATAGGATTATCTTCTTCGTCTTTATTTTTATTAAGTGCTGGTGTATCTGCAATAGGTACAATATCTAGTATTAGGGCGCAACAAGCAGCACTACAAAGAGAAAACAAAAGAATAGAAGCAGAAAGACTTTCAGCTAAGTTAAAAGCATTAGAAGAAGAAAATGCTAGAACTATTGCATTTAATAATGATTTAGCAAACAACTTAGCATTTCAATCTGTAGCTGGTTACTATGATGATTCTATGAGTTTTACTAATATTAACAAACAAGCCAAACAAAATATGTTAAAAGACATAGGTAATATTAGACTTGCTGGTAAGTCTGTAGATGTAAAATATGACCAGATGAGATTGGAAAATAAATTTAAGTCAGAGGATTTAACATTTGGAGGATATACTTCTGTATTAGCTGGACTAACAACTGGTTATGCAAACTATAAGTACTATAAAACTTAATGGCATTAACAAAAGGTAATAGACAAAATATAACTACAGTAACATCTGTACAAAGTCGTATGGGCGTTGTACCTACATATGCTGGTAGTGGTATAGCAGCTGCTGCTGAAGCTATGGGAGATACAATAACTGGCTTAGCTAATAAACAAGCAACTATAGAAGAAGAAAAATACAAAGCACAATTTGAAATAGATACTACAACATATCTAACAGAACTAGCTAGACTACACCCTCTAGAACCTGATACTTTTACAAATAAAGCAGAAAGTTACATAAATACTTTAGTAGAAAAAGCTCCACCAAGATTTAAAAGTTATACTGAAAAATATTCTAAACTTATGGCAGCCAGAGAAGGTGATGCTATATACAATAGGTGGTACAATAAAAATCAACAAGATTCTATAAAATTATTCTTAGATGGTATGGAAGTTTTTCAAGACAAAGAATTAGCTACAATAGAAGGATTAAATAACGAAGAGTTTGATAAATATTGGATAGAACACTTTTTACCTAACTTAGAAAGTAAAATGATTTCTTATAATAATTTATATGAAAGTTTAGATCCTGAATATTCTGGCTCATTATCTTTACCTGATGTTTTTATGCAAGATGTAAAACTTACATTTGAAAAAGCAAGAATGTTTAAAAAGACCAAAAACATATTAGCGATTGCAAATGCACAAGATGCAGCAGAGTTTGGTGCTGGTCAAGTTCCTTATGGTACTGGTAAAAGTAATTTAGAAAAAGCACAGTCATATATCCTTAATCAATTAATACCAGCTTATAACAAAAAAGCTGATGCTGATGATGGCATAGATGGTTTTTCTGTATTAACAAACAGTACAGAAGAGGAAAGAACAGAAATAACAGATGCTCTTGCTACTTATGTAACTAATAATGTTAAACAATATGAAACCTTACAAAAAGGTATAGACGAAGTACAAAAACTAAATATTAAAACTAATTTTAATCTTATGATGGACGAAATAAAATCATTCCAAAATGACTACGCATTTAAAAATCCAGCTGAACTTATTGGTATGGGTTTTGATGCAACACAAATAAAAGAAATAAATGATGCTTTAACACTTAATAGAGCTATTGTAGATTTTACTACATATCAAAATTTAGAAGATGGATTTAATTTTGATATTCATACTAATAATATTTTGAATTATATAAACAATCTAAGTGGTGGCGATACAGATTATGAATTTGCAGATGTAAAAAAAGCAGTAGTAGATTATCATTTATTAAAAAATGTTTTTGCAGAATCATATGCACAAAATGGATTTTTTAGTGAAAATGAAACTATGGCAAATATAGATTTAAGTTATGATATTAGAAATATGCGACCTAAGGAACAACTAACCAGAGTAATAGAGTTTGCATCAACATATGGAATAATGCCTGACATATTACAAAACTTTATAGATAGTGCTAGTGGATTAAACTATAAAGACGAAGTAGATAGACGATTGATTGCAGAAATAGCTGGTACAGTATATACTTTATCACAAAGAAGTGGTTTTAATATGATAGATCTAAATGG